CTTATAAAGTAATCCTCCTAAATAGTTTTGAATATGTGTATCTTGAGCTACTTCAATAAACTGTATAAGTTTATCAGCATCTACATTACCATCTATAATAGATTTTCTTTTTAAGTCGTTTATTGTTATAAAGAGAGCTTTCTGTGCCATAATTATTTAGTTTTTGGATAAGCACCTCTGTTTGGCATATCTACTGGTCTAACTTCGACTTCTTTAGGATTATTTGGCTCCTTAAATCCGTCTTGTACAGCATCTGAAGCTTCAACTTCGGTATTTGGTGTTACTTTCTTTTTATATACTCTTCTTTCCCAGAAATGGTGACAATTTTTACCTCCTTTAAACTTAAATAAGTTATATTTCTTTTTATTATGGCCTAATTCACTATTTAAACCTTTAAAAGACATAAGAGTAATGTCTTCTTTTCTAAATACTAGGTTTTTTTCAGTAAGAGACTCTAATTGTCTACAAAATACTCTACTTTCATCTGATTTTCTTACTGGACCATAAGAATATCTTATTTTATACCCAGAATTATCTTGACTTGACCTTTTATCAGGATTAGCATCATCTTCTGTAACGCTTAATTTAGTTAAATCAAACTCTTCATTCTTGTCGTTTACTGCTTCACTATGTATAAGCTCCCATTCATCAGAAATAACCTCTCCTAATACTTCTAATTGAGTGTATAAGTCTTCTGCACCTTCATCTGATAAATCTAATTCTTCTTGTGAACTTAATTTCTCTCCTGTTTCTTCTTCTCTCTTAACTTTAGTAGAAATGTTTTCTAATTCTGTAAATTCTATTGGTTGTAGAGTTACAAAGTATAAGCTTAAATATATTTTGTTAAATGCAAGTATTTCATCTAAACCATCTATTATATTCTGTTGAAATGGTCTGATTACTATGTTATCCATAAGAATAGAAGCAGTTCTAAGTTCTTCTGCATTGTTTCCAAACCCTGTATTGTCTTTTATACCTAATAATATAGGAGAAACAATACCATGACCAAGCATTATCTTTTCTCTGCTTTCGTCAGCCAAGAATTGATACTGTGCATGAGCATCTGGAAGGTGAATAGGTTGTAAATCTGCTTGAGTTTCTGTAGACTCATTAAAAGTAAGTATGAATTTACCTGCATTTGAAGAGCCACTAAACTTATCATATATTTTGTGTTCAATAAGCTCTTGAGTTTCTTCATTAGGTACTCCATTGTTAAAGTTTATTAATAAAGAAGGTTGTAATCCATTCTTTATATTATTTATATGGTAATTACTTACTTCTTCTTCTAATTCTGCATATTGTAAGCAAGATTGATAGTCTACTGGAGAATAATAGTAAAATCCTGACCTATATGGTTTAAATACATATATTTCTATAACCTCTCCTTTAGAACCATTACCAAAAGAAGGTATTCTTTTAGGTTTATCACTAGGTTTCATTTCAGACCACTTAGGATGATAGTAATAAGCTTCTATTTGGCCTTTTTTAGCTTTTTCTGCTCTAAGAGTCTCCATAGGAAAGTGTAACACCTTCACAATAGCTGTTTTTGGCTTGTTATAGACCACTTGAACAGCAGCTTGACCCAACATCTTATAATCGTTTACAACACGCCTTAAATCCTTTTGTTTTAAGAGCATTTTCATCTTTGCATACATCTCAGGCTTGATATCACTATCTGTAGCTTCTAATCCTCTACCATAAATCATATCTACAATACCGTTGATACATCTTGCGTTTGTAGGACTTCCTAAGTATTTATCTATAAGCTCATCAAAGTAATCGTTATTTTCTCCGTACTGAACCCATTGTTTTCCGTAGACTTCTTTTATTTCTGGTATTTCATAACCAGATAAATTGACTACTCTAATATTTTTATTTTCCATATTATACTACTATATATTCGTCTTCAGTACCTGCTCCATATTGAGTGTACTTGTTTTCGTTTAATGTGTGTATTACTTCATCATTTGTTTGAGAAGTTACATAAGCTTTATCTCTATACCACAATTCTCCACCTTTACTAAACTGTAAGTAATAAGCAGCCTCTGCTTTTAATATAGTAGAAGTTAATGATACAGATACAAAGTTTCCGTTATCAGAAGCTGTAAGCCCTGTTAATGTTTCGCTTTTGTTAGTTCCATCTTGCGTTATAGTAAGATTGATACTTGACAAAGACGTTTTGTCTCTAGGGATTATATTAATCGTCTGAGAATTTGTATTTGGAAGTAATCTTATCATAATAAGATAACTGAAAAGTGTTGATTTTGTTTTATATAGAAAAAGGGCCAATAAGGCCCTTTATATCTATCGTGTTTAAGAATGTACTATGTTTAAGAATTTACAACAGTAAACCCTGTAGTTGTTGGGTCAGCATCTAAAAAGTTAGCAGGAAGTTTTTCCATTCCTGTTAAAGTTAATGTATACCCACTTAAATCTCCCATCGCACCTCCTGTTACAACAGTTCCTCCAGAAACATCCATTCCATGCTCTAATCCAGCTAAGAAATAATTTCCGTTGTTATCTTTAATGATAACATGAGGTCTTCCCCAAGAAAGTAATTTTAATTCCTTGTGGTCAGCGACAGATAGTTTGTGTAATGATAGTTCAAGAACTTGTTCAAAAGCAGTTGTTCCATTCTCTCTACTAGATTGAATGTTTTGTGTAAAAGATGAAGTTCCTTTGATGTCATATTCATAGGCACTTGGAGTACCAGCAACAGCTTCTATAGAATCTGTGTTTGTTGTATCATAAGTGATATCTCCCATTGTGCCATAATTAACAAAGTAAACTTTATCTAACCCACCAACGCTATCCTTGCAAGGCTCTGAACGAAATAGTGATAAATTACAAGACATATTATTAGTTTTTAAAAGTTAGTATTAAAAGGGTGAGTGGTTAAACCCACCCTTTATTTATTATTATTAAGCGTTTACTCTATATACGATATCTCCTCCGATTCCGTATTGAACTCCACTTGTAAACCTCATGATTACTCTTACATTTTGAGAACCATCTAGGTCAGCCATATCAATAACTTTTACTTCGTTGTGGTCAGATAAAAGACCTGTACCAAAGTATAAGTTAGATTTTTCAGCAGCAACAGCAACGTTGTCAGCAAGTCCGTTAGCAACAAATAGTTTTACACCATCGAAGTTTAATGAACCATTGTTCCACCATTGAGTTCCTTGAGCATTTACACCATTAGCACCTAATCCAGAAGCACCAAATCCTCCTAAAGCTCTTACATAAGCTCTAGCGATGTTTTGAGATACATAGATGTACATATCTTCTTGTCCGTATAAAGAAGAAGGAATTGCATCTACGATAGAACCTAATTCAGAAATTACGTTAGCAGAAGTAATTGCAGCACCAGTTACATCGATAACATCAGCATCAGCAGCTAATAAAGTGGAGAATCCGTCAAATTGACCAGCTCCATCTACTCCAGACCAAATAGTCTGCTCAGTTTTCTCAGCAACTTTAGCAGCAACATGAGAGATTAAAAAATCACTGAATTTTGGAGGTAATTTGTCAAATGAAGAATATCCCATTTGAATTGCTTCCCAATCAGAACGGAAGTCTTTTTTACATAACTCAACATTAACTTGGAATTCTTTTGGTTGAAGAATTCTTTCAACTAATGTAACTGTGCCTGTATCAGCAAAGTCGCAAGTTGCATCAGCGATAAGTCCACTTGTAGAGACTTTCTTGATTACTTCTTTAAACTTTACGTTAGGTTTTACTGTAATTCCACCATTTTCTATAGTAGAACCAGATAATAATGCAGCAGAGATATACTTTCCAGCAAACTCTCCAGCATAAGAACTTGTAATTGAAGTTGTAGTAGCCATTTTTTATTATTTTAGTTTTGGTTTATTATGATATTTTGTTTAATACTCTATCCATTATTGTTTGTGGTCTGTTTTGACCATATAAATGAACATTGTTTTTTTCTACATCGGATTCAGGAGAATGAGCAATAGGCTCTACTTCTGATTCCTGTGAAGATAATTCCACTTCACTTTCTTCTGATACTTCTTCAGAACTCAATTCTTCTGGAACTTCAGGTGATTTTTCATCACTCATTGATTCCATTAATTGGTCGTACATTGCTTTTACTTCAGCAATAGCTTTAGAAAGTTCTTCTTTAGTAGCGTATAAATCTTCTTTCTCAATTTCCTCTACAGGAATTTCATCAGAAACTTCATCCTTTACTTCTTCGATAACTTCTTCAGCTAATTGTACATCTTCTTGTACTTCTATCTCTTCGACTTTTTCTTCAGTCTCAGATAGTAAGATTTTCTTAAATTTGTCTACGATGTCGGTAGCTTTCATATATTATTGATTTAAATTAATAGTATAACTTGATAACTTCAAGCCTTTCTTTCTGTTGTATTTTTA